TGTTGTAATTACCGCTGTTGTAATTACCGCTGTTGCGATTACCGCTGTTCCAATCACCGCTGTTGTAATTACCGCTGTTGTAATTACCGCTGTTGCGATTACCGCTGTTGCAATCACCGCTGTTCCAATCACCGCTGTTCCAATCACCGCTGTTGTAATTACCGCTGTTGTAATTACCGCTGTTGCAATCACCGCTGTTGCAAAGTCCTGCATTGGCTTTTCCCATATTGACCATTTTCAAAACTTCCTCCCAACTGACTTCACGAACAATTTTGATTTTGTTGGTGCAACATTTGCTGCCATCATCTTGGGTGTCAATATCACCAAGTGCTTCAATCTCTGCAACCTTGTTTTCAGGATTGAATTGATAATAATTGAAGCAGTCTTTCAGTTCTTTGCAGAAGTGAAGTCCTCTGTTGCAACAGAAAGGTGTCACATCTTCTTCAAATACTTCACCAACTGCATATTGAAAACCTCTGCATGTCCAATCAGGTTCAAAAACTTTATACCCTTTCATACGTTTAAATCTCCTTATAAATTTATAATAGTTGTTTAACTTAACAACATTATACTACATATTTATATATATGTCAACTACTTTTCGTAAATTATTCTATAATTATTTGCTTTTGCATACCCCCATTCTAACCTTGCACCTTTGCTATCTTTCCAACCTTTTAGCATATAAATAGTATCGCACATTTCAAGCATACATAATGACATCTTGATATACTGATTATATGTTGTTTCGTGAGGTAACTGTGCATTTACTTTTGCTGGATTGATAACATACAGCAAGCCTGTATTTTTAATATGATTTTCTGCTTTTTCAAATCGTTTTATATAATCGTCGGTACCTGTTATTTTCCCACTTATATACACTCTGCTTTGTATTGTCATTAAAATACCTCTTCCAAATTATTAAATTCTTCTTCTGTTAGTTCATTCAAGTCTTTTTTGCCTTGTGGTAATATATATTCCGTTATAATTTTATTCTTTACATTTGCCCTTATTCTTTTTCTTGCTTTCATTCCTGCTTCATCATTATCTGTTGCAAGTATAATCTTGCGACAAGGCAATCCACTTAGTTGCTTAAATTGCAATTCAGCACCAAGCCCATTCATAGCAACTGCATACCTACCATATACCCAAGCTGTCAATGCGTCTAACATACTTTCACATACAATCACTTCATCATTCCTTCCACTGTGTCGTCTTGGTGTTGTTCTTAAATATTCATATAATCCATAAAGAGGTTTCTCGGCTTTTGATGGGTAATTGAAATATTTTGTCTTAACACTTCGCCTTGCCACAAATAAGCAGTTTCCATTTATATCACGAATTGGGAATGTTAGACAATCAGTCTTTTTGTCATAACCTATATCAAATAAATCTACAATTTCTTTATTCAATTTCCTTTTCCACATATAATTATGATAATATCTATAACTGTCTAATTCTTCTTCACTAACATACTTAGGTGTAGCTTTTTCACTTGTACTGTCCCTTGACAAGTCCAAATCTATCCATTTGCGTTCTTCCACATTTACTGTTAAGAAGGTTTTTGTCAGCCAATTCCAACCATAAGCCCCTATAACATCATCATAATGCCCGAAACAATGTGAGATTACTTCTTGTAGGCTGTGTGTCTCACCACACGCAAAGCAATGAAATAATCCGTCACTTTTTCTTATACCTGCTGACGGTTTTCGTTCTTGTCCGTCTTTGTGGTATGGACAACTGCACATAATATCCTCACCACTATCTCTTGTTATTTGTAATAATGGTATATTATTTATTCTTAATTGTGTTTGTAATTCTTGTATTATATCTGATAATTCACAATTAAATTGTAATCCGTTAATTTGCATTTAACCACCACCTAACTACATACTATTCATACTCCCATTTATAACTGCACGCAGATTTATTTTTATGCCGGCAACAAGCTGATATATTAGCAACAGTTGAACCAACAGAGCGTGCCGCATCTGATATACTTGGGTAACGTGCCACTTCACACCCATTTATATCATACTGTATAACACGTCTACCCTGTGATTTTGCGTGTGAAATTCTTAGATTGTTTAAATGCTCCGAAGTAAACACAATACCCTTACGGGATTCACTCACATTTTTAAGATGATTGCCATACTTGCTATTGTACTTTGCAGTACACCACTCCAAATTATCCGCACAGTTATTTTGTTTATTTTCGTCTTTATGATTTATTTGAGGTAAATTATCAGGATTAGGTACAAACACTTGTGCTACTAATCTGTGAACCCCATAACGCTTATAGCGTGTAATATTTCGCTGTGTAAAACTCACACGTTTATAGCCCTTCGCATCTGTAACAGGGTGCATTAAATATGGTTTTTTATAATGTAAAGTTCTTACATTTCCCATATTACTAACTTGATACAACCCCTCCCAACCTTCAATATCTTTCCAAATTTCTTCCATAGAACCACTCCTTAAAATGTTATATATCCTTATATCTATCATTATACTATATGCATTTTAATAAGTCAATTAAAAAATGTCAGCAACATCGTTAAATTGCTTTCTAACTTCTCTTACTTTTCTTTCAGTTCGTTCTTTTGGCTGTGCGTCATCATAACTAGGTATATTTGTAAAAAGTCCTGTGTTTATATCCCATTGATATAATAACTTTCCACCAACTGCTCCAAACCTCTGCTTCTTAATCCCCATTTCTAATACACCATTATTCTTTTGCTGTATTGAAATTACTTTACTTGCATTGTGAGATATACCATCACTGTCTCTTATGCTTTCAAGCTCAGGTGTTCCTTCCTCTTCACCGCTTACTACTCCACTTCTGTTCGCTTGCACTACTACTAAAACAGGCACTTTTAATTCCATTGACAAACTCATTAAATCTTCTGATATATTAGTGAGTGATGTAGTTTTGTTATCACCTCTATTGTATCTTTCATCTGTCATGTAAGTAATGCCATCAATAGCTATTAAATCTAATTTATATTGCTTTATCCAATTTTTTAATTTACTAACTGTGATTTTTTTGTCAAAATCAAGTGGAGTTGCAACTATAAATTTATTTTGTTTTTGTTGTAACTCTGTTATATAATCGTGATATGCTGCTTCTTCAACATCTTCTTTCCCCCACATCAACCCTTTATTAGAAAAATTCTTGTGTAAAGTATCAAATCTATAACCAATACTGTTTGCTGACATTTCAGGTGATATATATCCAACATTAAATCCTATTTGCCAAATGTGAGTACACATTTTTTCAAGCACCCAAGATTTACCTTGATTAGTTCTTGCGAATATTACTAGCAATTCTTCTTCCCTTTGAATACCGTGAATTATATCATCTAATTCCTCAAATCCACTTGTGAAAAACCATTCTTCCTGATGTTCCTTGCGTTCTTTAAACTGTTCAAATCTTTCTTCGGACTGTGCTATGATGTTTGTTCCGCCTAATTGATAATTAGGTTCTAATTCTTTCATAGCGTGTATCATATATTCACTTGCGGCATTAGCATCTGTTTTCAACAATTCTGCGGCTTTCTGTATTACAGGAACGGATTTATAATATAGATACTCCTCACGAATAGTATCAACTAAATATCTGTCGCTTTCAGTAACTTCCACCAATTCCACACTAGGGAACGCAAATAAGAAACTTGCTTTATCAGGAATATTTCCATACTCTTTATAATGATTTTGAATATATGAAAATTCTTGCTCATATCCTACAAAATAATCTTCTGTTAGTAAGTTATCCTCTACTATTTCATTTGATTGTGTCTGTAAAATCTTACTTATTATCTGTAATTGAATAATCTTAATCACCCTCTTTATTAAACTTTTTTATATAATCATCATACCATATCCATATATAACCGTGATGTGTCTTTCTCTTACCATTTGCACAGTTACATACATTACTATGTATAAATCCATATAAATCAGTTTCACTTGTACTATTCCACACTTTAATTAAATTATAATTCATATCTAATTGACACACTTTTTTTGATTGCGCTTTGTGCCAATTATCTAACCTTGCTTTACATTCAGCTAAAAACTCTGGGTTATTCCTATATCTTTTTAGCATATGTTCACTTTGTTTTGTTTTGCATAAATAATAATTTGAATTATATGAATAAGTACACCATTCAAGATTATTCACACAATTATTTTGTGGTAAACCATCTATATGATTTATACAAGGTAGATTATCGGGGTTAGGAATAAACGCTTGTGCTACTAATCTGTGAACAAGTAATTTATTATATGTCAAATCTTTACATAAAACCACTTGCCTATATCCAAGTGCATTCTCCGTATATTTAAGTATGCGTTCCCTTATAGTTCTATAACCGTTTTTAACTCTAGCTTTTCTACTTAGTGATTTCACATTACCTAAATTGCTGACTTCATACAAACCTTCATACCCAACTACATCTTTCCAAACTTCTTTCATATAATCACTCCTTAAATTTTACTATATGAATATTGTATCATCGTATAGTAAAATAGTCAATAATAAATACTATTTGTAATTGAACCATTTTAACTTCTCCTATCCTTTCCTTTAAATTCTATGACCATCGATGTGTTCCATACACGACTTGCTAATCTTGTTCCTAGCGACTTTTCAAGTTCTTCCTTGTTTAGATTGCCTGTATATATGTTACTTTTCTGTTCTAGCACTCGCTGGTCTATATATGTTAGTAACTGTGTATGGTCGTATTGACTTAATTCATTAGCACCTATATCATCCCATACAACCAAATCAACTCTTGTTAATTGTTCTTTTATATCGTCAAATCTTGCGTCTTTGTTGTTAAAATCTTTTAACTTTGTCAAGAAAGTAGGTGTATGAATAAATATTCCTCTTGTTCTAAACCCATTACCTGCCCAAACTTCATTGAAATATTTTAACATTAACTTAATTGCCCATGCTGTTTTGCCATTACCTGTTTCTTCACTTGTAATATAAAGATTATCGCCATTTTCTACAAAATTAACTATATTATCTTTAATATCGGCTAATTCACAAAATGCTTTAAAATCATTGCCTGCTTCTAATACATCAGGTTTTTGTCTATTTAATGGGATATTACTGTTTTCCATTAAATATTTCATTTCTAAATATCTTACACAATTTTGTGTGCAATTTTGGGTACACACATCTTTATACCAACAATTTTCATTTTGCAATCATATCACTCCTATATACATGACGCTATTTTAAGTTAAATGTGGTTATTTTGCATTTTTATAGTTTACACATATAATTTTATACCTAAAATTAAAACGCAAAATAGACACAAAATACCTAACAAAACAAGGTCATTTAAAAATACCACTGTTTTCCATCTTTTTCAAACTGTT